TTCCTACTGTTAAATCAACCTCTCTGACGAGTACGCCTGGAGATAATTGAGGAGTTGCCATTTGATTCTCCGTAATTCTCGGTTAACTGAAAATATTTATTAAAAAATTGTTTTTCACATGGGAAATGTGGAGTGAACATTTACCAATCGGGATATTCCCAGTTTAAATAAATATTTTTCTTCTTTCTTTCAAATGTTATTCTTTTAATTGTACATTCTTTACATTCATAAGAATATGATGATGCAACTGTTCCACGATCTTTGCGAGTTCTATAAAAACCATCAATTAAATTTTTCATTTCTCCACATACTCTACATTTTCTATCATTAAACAATAAATGTCCCAGTCTAATTTGACCATCAATATCCATCAGTTATATTGCCACATATATGAACGATCACCATATTCATCAGCATACCATCTATCACCTTCAACATCAGTAAAACTACTATCACCAAAACCATCATCAATAAATCCGAATGGTGCCATGTCTTGATCTATTTGATTTTTTTGTTCTTCATATAATCTTTTTCTTACATCTTGATCTGTAAGTTCTTTAAAATAATCTTGAGAGACTAACCAAGCATAAATCACCAAGCACATTGCTAGATCATCATTACACCCTTCTTCTGCCTCAAATGAATTGTGTTTTTGGATGAATGTGGTAAGTTCACTCATAATTTCATAATCATTTAGATATAACTTATCTTCTTCTACCATAGTTTTTAGATTTAAACATCCAATTTTTTTAACTGTCTTGGACATTTTTACACCAAGTTGAGTTTTTTTACCAGAAAATCCTTGTCCTACGATTTGTCCTGCTCTTCCTCTCATAGAACACATCAGTATGTTATTGTATTCCAAGTCATATTGAAGAATACTTGCAACCTGATCACCAACATCATTTACTTCACATAAAATATAAGAATCATTATAACTTTTAGCAACTTCATAAATTATATTTGGAAATATCATAGGTTTTATTTCATTGTTCCTATACTTTGCTACAACCTTATGTGGAAATTCTGTAATGTCTATAACCACAAAAGCAGAGTAATCGTTTCCTACTCCTCTTGCAACGTCCACAGTAATGAGGTAATCGTGTTCATCAATAGGATCCATGTGAACATCTAAACCAGCACTACGAGTCTTAGGGGCATCGTAGACAAGGGATCTGAGTTTAGAAGGTGCGATTAAAGTATCAACAGAACCTAAGAACTCACATTCAAATTCAACTTTGAATTGTTGCTCACTTGTATTTGCTATTGTTTGTGCTTTCCATTCTAAATCTCTTCCTGGAACTTCACTCCAATGAACATCAGTAAAAATATATTCATTTTTTCCTTTCTCAGCATCATGCCACATACGGTAGAAATGATTCATACCGTGAGGTGTAGATACAATGATTACTTTTGTATTTTTACCTGAAGTAATCGTTGGATATACTGATGCAAAGAAAGACTCCGCAATGTGATTTGGAACGAATGCAAATTCGTCCAAAAATAGAATATTGAATGACATACCACGAACCGCAGAAGCAGAAGTAGAAGCAGCCAAGATTTTACTTCCGTTCTCAAGTTCCAAAGAACCTTTGTTCCAAGAGATAATACCTTGCTGCATCCATTTTGGTAGATTTTCATATGCGGTTTGGAGACGATCTAAAAGTTCTCTTGCGGTTGCTGCCTTGTTTGCTAATATACCAATATTTACATTATCATTAAAGACAGCATAATGAAGAAGATATGAAACAACCGTAGTAGAGTTGTGAGTTGGTATAAAAGTTTTACCACATAAGAATAAATGATCCTCACTATCTACTTCAATACAAGCGACTGGAACACTATCAACTTTTTCTATCTTATGAATATAATGCCTATTTTCTTGTATTCGAGTAGGTCTTTGGGAATAGACATTGTTTAATTTTCTTTGGAGATTAAATACTTGCTCTTCGGTTGTAAATGATATGGTATGATAATAATTACCTTTTATCTTTCTATGTCTTATATTTGATTTGATTCCTAATGTTGACAATAGTTCCACAACTTGCAATACCAGATCATAATTTTTTTGATAGAATTCAAATGATCTGGTATTTTTTGTTACTGACCCATCAGTATCCATCAATCCACGAAGTAGTTCTAATCTATCTTCATGAGAGGATCTTAAATAATTTTGTGGAATATGTTTGTTTTTTAATAGGTTGTGAGATTTTAATTTTGATTTAAAATCTCTAACCTTAAATCTTATGCAATTTTTGTCTTCCCTTTCATATTCTACATCTATTCTTTTTTTATAGAATGTATAGTCATCTTTATGTGCAATTATTCTTCCATCTAAAGAATATCCATCTCCCAACCAAACTCCAAGAAGATATGGATCAATATCTAATGAATTTTTAATGAAACTGATCGGTTTAGATTTATTGACATATAACGATCCCTGAACTCCCTTTCCTCTTTTATTTTGAGATTTGGATTCGTATCTGTCGTATATCTCCTGGGATGTTATAACTTTCTTTCCAGTTCTCCAATAAGAACTATCAACTTCCCATAGATGATCTGCGTCTGCAATTATTTCTTCGCCATTATCAAAATATAATTTATAGCAATTATGATTATACATTGTTTCAGTTTTCATTGTTACTGAAACATTATTCCCAGCTGGAGATAATATATTATCTCCAATTTTAACATCTTCCATAGTCGTCCAACCAGTTGGTGTTGGAATTGGAGTATCTAATGCTAATGCCTTACCTGTTTGACGAGGCATCTTACATATATTAAATCTATTCTCGTGAAATTTATTTACAAGTTTTTCTTGAAATGGATACATCTTGAATGGTTGTAATCCATGATCCAATGTAACAATTTTTACATAATTTTTTGCAAAATATACAGGATCTTCTTTAGACCTAACAAATTCAATAATTTGTTCTTGAGTAAATTCAATTGGGGTATTTGCTTTTTTTAATAAAGGGTTACCAAGATAAACATCATTAGTAGGTGGCATTAGTTACAATTCCACTTTCTTAATGCTAATGCTTTTCTAGTAGGACGACCTTTTTCGTCTTTCATAGGTCCATCTACTCCTCCCATACGAGCACAGAATGACTTTCTACGATTTGCATCTTTAGATCCTGGTTTTAATTTTGAAGGTTCAGTAGTAACTGCTGTTTGTAATTTGGATCCTGGATTTTCTTTTCTGTAAGAAGCAACCCCAGCAGCATTTAATCCACCCTCTGGATTTTTACCTTCTTTTCTTTGCCAAGCAGCAACCTCTAGAATTTCATTTTCTTCATTCATAGATTTATTAACATAAATTAATGGTTGTCCTGGAACAAATTCAGAAACTTTAAAAGTCAAAATTCTACAATCAGGGTAAATTTTTTGAATTTCATACTCAACATCTTTTCTAGTTGGAATGCTTATTTGCGGGAAGAATATTTTTGTTCCATAAGTTTTACCTCTCCAATTAAACATCACCGAAATAATATTACCTGTTTTTGCTGGAATGCGAACTGACTCTTCAATTTCAACATTTTCAACTTTTACACAGTTTGGATATTTTTTACCAAACATAGTTTTCATACCTTTTTTCTTATATCCAGTCCAACATGCTTCATCAACACTCATTGGGCACTCATCCATTCCGTGTACTGGACAATCTTTTCCTTTTTTTGTTTTACTACAAGACCCTTCTACTGGTTTCCCAATACCAACCTCAGTTGGTTTAATTTTTTGTCCAGGAACATCAAACCCTTTTGGTAGAGGTTTACATTCTTTATTTGTATTACACCAATACATTCCTTTACCACACTTTTCTTCACCAAGAACTAATTCGGTTAATTTTGGTTGATACTCATTATTTAATGGTAAAGATACTGCTGCTGAAGGTCTTAATTTTGATTTTGCAACTTCTGCTTCATTGTCGTTAGAAAATGTTTTTGATCTAATTTTTTCTTGTCTTTTATTATCATTATGAGATATCTTATTAATTTTAAAACTTGGTATTTCTTCACCAAGTATTTTTTCAACTAAAGATATTTCTACTTCTTCTGATTTATTACCCCAATTAGCAGCACCAACTTTACGACATTTTACAAGTGCTCCTGATGCATATGCTGAAGGCCAAACTGAATATCTTGATTTTACTTTAGTATAACAAGCATCTTTAGTTCCACTACCTTTAGTTTTTTTGTCAGATTCTTCAGACATTTCATTACTATCCAAATAGTCTGCTGCTGTATCAATATAATCTGCTGCTTTGGTAATTTTAGATTGAACCCAGGCAGGTAATTGTG